TTCGAATCCTCGTAGACCTTGCACTCCCCCACCCGCGCCCGATTCAACGTCTCTTTTCGGACGTAGGCATCGGCGATACCGTGGACAAATTCCGCGATCCCCTCGCAGGAACAATCCGGCACCACCGTTAAATTTGCGATCCCCTGGTCGCGAAGGAAGCAACCGATTTCCCGCAACATGGGATCGTCCTGGGAAAGCACAAGTTTATGATCGAAAATGTCGTAAAGCGATTGTTTTAATTCCTTTAATTTTCCGAAGTCGACAACGAACCCGTTTTCGTCCCGCTCGACCGCTTCGAAGGTCAACCGGAACGACCAATTGTGGCCGTGGATCAGCTTGCAATGCCCGTCATGCCTGGGCGCACGATGGGCGAAGGGGATATCGGCGTAGGTCTTGGCACAAGTAAACACCGAGAGAACGCCTTACACCCGCCGCCCCTGGGCTGTCAACCGTAGGTTTTCCGACACGTTCCAAAAGAGCGTGACCCCCCGAAAGGATGCCTAAAAATGTTACAATTCTTTTGTTGAGACGGTTTGCAGCAATGCATTAGTTGAGATGTAAACGAAACCAAAAACTAGAAAGAAAATACACACCATGAAATGCCCATCCTGCAACAAATTCTGCGGCCTCGAAATGCAAGACCCCGAAGTCAACGGAGTCGATTTCGACGCTAGCGACCTGGACAACATCACCCTAACCGCCGAAGTCCGTATCATTCGCAATTCCGAATGCTGCGGCGACGAGGTAAAGGAATACAATTTCAGCGCGGAAGCCGACCTGGACGCCGACCTGATCGAGAAAATGAAGGCAGTCAAACTGGCCAACCCTGATGTGGAATTCGAAGCCACCGAGGGCGAAGCCGAAATCGTCGAGGAAGGCGGCGGTCGCTACAAAAAATCGTATTTCGGTTTTCGCCTGGAAGTCGCCGTCGGATACAATAAACCCACCACGCAACGCACCGCCGACGAGCAGACGGAATTCGATGCGCTCAACGCCAAACTCGCCGCAATCAACGAGGCGAACAATAACCGCCGCGACTTCTCGGCCAACGCCCCGCGTTCCTTCGAGCCGGAAGCGGATCGCGCTCGCCGCATCGCCCTGGCAAACATTGGCCGCCCCACTTTCGAAACCCTGGGAACGGTCGTCATGGAGGACAAGGTCGCCGCTTCCGAGATGGACGAATTAAACTGAACCCGAAAGGAAACCAAAATGAAAACCCGTAAAAACCCCGAACCAGCCGTCGACCTCTCGACCGACGATTGCCTGGAAATCATCCGCGAGGCCCGTCGCTATTGCAAGGCCTCGGGAATCAAAAACCCGACCGACGCCCAAATCCGTCGGCAAATCGCCTACGAACACGGCAAAGCCTGGGCCGACCAATGCGCCAAGCATTTCGTTTACATCCGCCTGGGCATCCGTCGGTTCGCCGAAGATGTTTACAAACTCGCTTGACCTGCTAAAATGATCGCTGGTTAAGGCGAGAGTGCGATTGAGACGCCGCCGTCGGGGAGAAATCCGGCGGCGGTTTTTTTATGCATCCGGCCCCGACCTGGGCAGCGATTGGCTAAATGTTGATCCTGGGTTAAGCGGCCCACACAACCGGAGAGGCGGTGATGGGCCGCGCTTTATTTCCGCCACCATTTCGCCACCTGGACGGCCAGGTAAACCACCAGGACAAACACCATGAGAACCGTGGTGGGACTTATGGAAACGGCCTGTAAACCCCGTAAAATCATTTTGGTGTCCGGCCCACTATCACCACACCACCCGCACCCCAAAAGCGAGCTGTAGGGCCGTGTAGCTCCGGCGTGACCCAATCGGCAAGGCCACCTAATCGGCTTTTGAGACCTGGTAATAGGTGAACCCGTCCGCGTGTCCGATCTTGTCCGGCACGCCACGCACCCCCAGCCGCACCGCCGCCAGGCTGTAATCGCCGCCCCACCTGGTGAACGCCTCGACCTGGTAGACCACCGGATCGCGGAACAATTCGAAAAAGAAGTCGGCGACGTCCTCGTTTTTAAAATCCCGAAACGGCCTGGCCGTATGCGCCTGGATCGTATCCTGGATCACCTTGTAAGTTTCGGCGAACGCGGGGAACCCGATCCGCCCGACCGTATCGTAAGTCAATTCCAACGTCGCGAAATGGCTATGTCCGGCAATCTTCATTTCCGTGTTTACGTTGGTGAAAAAGACCGAGAACGGCCCGATGGTTATTTGTTTTCGCATAATGCCTCCCGATAACGACCGCAAAATCCGGCCCAATTCCGGCAGATAATTTCCGCGTCCAGGGCCGACAATTTCATCGCTTGCAAATGGCTCGGATTACGCCCCGTCGGTCGCTCCCCGACCCCGTCCCATTTCCGATATTTGTAGGTCATCCGATGGTCGAACCCGTCGCCGACCTGTTTTCCCAGGGCGAAACAATCGCTCGATCCCCAACGCACCGCCGCCGCCCAGGACGAACTGTCGCACGATTGGACGGGGATCGAATGAACAAGCTCGTTAGGCGTCAGTCCCAAAAGGTGAATCCAGAGGTGCGGATATTTTCGCTGCCGAATGTAGGCGGTCGATACCAGCCGCAACCGGACGTCCTGTTCGCTGTCGACCACGTTCCCGTAACAAATCCGGTCGTATCGGGCCGCCAGGTAATCGAAATAATCCCAGCCGTCGGTCAATGGATGGTAAACGGGGATCGGTCGAAGCCCCAGTTTTTCCAGTCGTGTCCGAATCTTCGTTTTATTCGTCCGGCCGCCCTGGTCGATCTCGATGTAGCCCCAGGACTCCGCCCCAATCGTCCGGCAAATCTGGACGTAGCGGTCGAACAAATCGTTGAACCCGTCGATGTGCTCCGGAGCCAGGGCCAACGCCTCGTAAAAATGGATTCCGTGTTTCCTGGCGTGGACAATCGACAAATTGAAAACCCCGCTGTCGATCAGCAGATTGCGCCCCTCGCTCATAAAACCCCGCACCGTTTCAACGTCCTTTTCGTTCGCCATATTGTTGACGGCGCACAAAATGTTGGCATTAACGTGGGCCGCCGCCCCCAGGTCGCTCGGCCCGACCGCGACGAAATACAATTGTTGCGACCGTGGATCGAACTGTTTTCCTGCGGTCTTTATCATTTCCGCAGCTTCGGTTTTCCGAGTCCAGCTTCGACAAACTTGTCGAGGATCATCCCGCAAACGTGGCCCAACGGATTGACGATCACCAGGCGGCTCGCCTTCGCCCGTTTGGTCAGTAAGACCAGCGGCCCCGCATAGGGAACGAACATCGAGCCAGGCGTCAATTCCGAGATCCATTTTTCCCACTCCGTGAAAATATCAAGACACGCCACGCAATGCCCCGCCGCCTCCCATATTTGACCGTGTTCGACTTTATGCTTGGGATCGTCCAGGGAGACCCGCAGGACTTCCAGCAAAGCCCCTGTATCGGGCGCTTGCTTCCCGAACAATGGATCGAGAAACTTTGCGACTTCCTCGTCGGCGAACCCGATCACCCCCAGGTCGAAATCGCTGTAATCCTCGGCAAGCGATTTTAATTCCTGGGCCACAAGGTCGAAATCGAAATCGGCCGTTCGCGCAATCTGATTGTCGGCCATGATGTAAGCCTTTTTTTGTCCCTCGGACAATCCCCGTCGGTGGATCACCGGAACCAGGGCCAGGTTCATTTGCAACGCGGCAAGCTGCCGACCGTGTCCGGCCAGGATCGAATTATTTTCGTCGCACAAGACCGGAACCGTAAACCCAAATTGTTCGATGGATCGGACGATCAGCCCGATTTGTTCCGGCGGATGTTTCATCGGATTTCGCTCGTAAGGCTTCAACGATCCAGGCGGCAGGTATTCGACCTCGTGACCGTTGGACGGCGGGACTTTTTCCTCGTCGAAAACCGACATTAATTTGTCGATCTTTTTGGCCTTCGTTTTCATAGGTAAAATCGAGCTTATCATCAAATGGGGATAAGCTCACCCGCTCGGCGCGTTCTCGGACAGCAGCGCCTTCGCTCGGTCGTAAAACGCCTGGTTGTCCGGTTCCTTTGGAACTTCCGTGTCGGCTGCTCGCAATGTTCCGCTCCCCGTGTCCAGAACGTAAATGCAGGAATTTTGGTTCCCGAATCCCTCGTATGAAAAATCCACGCCAGTCGGAGGCGGCGTAATCTGATGCACCGCCGGACTGCAATTTGGAAACTGTTGTTCCCACATATCGTAGCGGACGTAACTTTGTCCCTGGGCGTAAATGTCGCTCGTATTGTTCAAAAGGAACGTTCCGTAGCCAGCCCCCATCGCGATTGATCCGACGTTTGTTGCCTGGATCGCGTGCCAATTGTTCAACGCCCACCAAGTCCCGCCGATCATCCCCACGCCGCCCGTGATGTTCGCCCCGTAAAGATTGTGGTTCATCCAGACTGCCGTGTTATTATTTCCCGCGATGATCGAACCCAATTGCAGTTGGCCGCCAGACAGAGCCGCTTGTCCGCAACCATTGAGGAACGTATAGGCATCGAAAAAAACCGCCGTTTGTGCGCCGCCGACGATCCCGAAAGCACAATTGGAAAACACCGTGTCGCCGTTCATTTGAACAAACCCGACCCCGCCCGTGTATCCCCGCCGCGAATTTACCGCCATGCAATTTGTCAGAACGCCGTCGCCGTTAAGATTAAACGCATAAGCCAGGTAATTAATCTGATCGTAGTTGTTCGCCAGGTTCGCGTTGGAATGGCCGATCACCAAAATATTTTGAATGCTTTTGATCCCGTTCGGGCAACTAATTCCCTGCCCCAACGCCGTCGGATTTGGACTGATTTGTAATTTGGTCGGCAAATACGAGAGGCGATTCGCGTTATTATCGACCGCGCTGTAAGCCGCACCGCCGTTCTGATTCCAAATATTCACCCGCACAACCTTTGTCGAGGTATTGACTGTGGCGATTTGGCAACCCCCGCCGTAACCTGGACTGCCTGAGACTGGAGTAGCTCGCGGCCCAGCGAGCCAGACATACATTCCAGCAGCCAACCCCGTTACGTCGGTGCAAGTCACATCTTTTTGCGTCGCGCTTACCCATTGAATTTTTGTCACCGCCTTGTCAACGACCGCCTCGCCAATCAGCACAATTTGTTTTGCGTCCGGATGATCGAACACAATCGAACTGCCGCTCGATCCGAAATTCATTATGGCGTGGTTCAATTCGTGAACATGGATTGTGGCCGTTAGGTTCGACGGAATCCGATACGCTTTTAAATACGTGATCGCCGCCGGAATATCGGCAAAAACAGCCGTATTCGGCCCCGCGACGTAATCCGGATTATTCGCTGGCACGTAGAGATCGAAATTCGCCGTCAATTCCTTGCGACTGATCGTGATGAAATCCCCGCTCGCGTCCTCGACAATCGTAATTCCAACGCCAGCTTTTGCCCGTTTAAACCGCAACAAATTGGCAATCGCCTCTTTGAACCAGCCTGGCCCGTTCGCCGATGAGCCGACGTTTTCACCTGTTACCGCGTCAGTCGGCCCGATCTGGATTACCAGTTGCGAAGTCGGAATCCGGTCGACAATCAATTTGATTTTGAACGCTTGCACGCTCGGGCTGGCCGGATCGATTGTATCCGGCGGACTCGCGTAAACGTTCGACGCGCAATAAAGCCGATCAGCTTCCGCCCCGATATGCGCCTGGATTCCAATTTCCCGTAATTGAAATGCCGCAGGCGCAGCGCTCGACAGGAACGAACCCTCCACCAAAAGCACACCGCCGCCCAGGTCTTGCTTCGATGTGATGACCACATCCATGCGCTTGTTGAAAAGCGTCGTCCGAGGGTAATAATCGCTGTCCTGTGACGCCGATCCGTCGCCGATAACGATTTTCGAAATTGTCAATGTCTCGCTCGCCTGGGCGCGGCCAAGCATCGATTTGCCTGCGTCGGTAAAAACTTGTTGTGCTAAACTCATGGGTAGTTCCTCGGTTTTTCGCTTGTTCTGTAGATAAACCGCAACACCATTCCAGCCCAGCCAATGTTGCATTGGCTCGTCCGCGAATAAACGATTGCCTCGCACCAGCGGCTAACAGGTTTGTAGCGGTTAATTAATTGAAGCACTTTCACTTCGTCGCTCGGCGGGATCACAGCTTGATCGACCATCACCAGGAAACGGTATCGGTCGTGCCAGCTTCCCGTTCCACGTTTCCAGACGGCATTGGAACTCCCGACGCCCTGGTCGAGAATATCAATCACAGACCCGCCAGCGGCCGGACGCACCTGGAACGTATTTGCCGTGACATTCGCTGCCCAATAGTAAACACCAGGGGAAAGCGGCGTCGGCAACCGCCCCTGGATCGCCAGCGATCCAATTACGAATTTGATTTGGTCATTATTCACCAGGCCGTGACCATTGAGCGTAATCGTGTTCGTGGAAACATTGATCGCGCTCGGCGGAATAAAACCCAATTGCGCGTCGACGCTCACCGTCGGGTAATTCGGCGGAAACGGATTTTTGTATTCGTACCATTCGGTCAGCGACGCCCCGCCGTGCCAATAGGTGTTAATCACTTCTTCGACCAGGGCGACCGTGCCTTTGGTCATGTGCCAGACAATCGACAATTGCACCAGTTGTTTTCGAAATTCCAGGTCGTCGGTAGGATCGTAAAAGTCGACGTGAAATTGCCAGGCTAACGCGTCGATTAAATCCGAATCGGTCAATCCCATAATGTTCGGAATCATTATCACCTGGCCCGTGTCGTCGATAATCTCCACCATTTGCGGGTCGAACGCCTCGCATCCGCTTTGGACTTGCGCGTCCGAATTGATCGATTGCGTGCACAATTCGATCAGCTTTGTGTCTCGTAAAATCGAACTCATGCGTCCTCGAATCCGGCGAAATTAATTCCGGCAGGCGGCACCGTCGAGCAAACCGCAAGCTGGTTGTAAAGCATAATCTGAAAATCCGGCGTCGGTTGCCGAACCACGATCCGTTTCGCCCCAGCTTCCAGGCAACGTTTCCGCAATTCGTCGACAATAATCTCCCGCGAAATAAAACTGTGCTGCCACAAAATCCAGTCGGTCACAGCCTGTTGAA